GCAGCTCTACCAGATGATAAGAAAAAACGTAAGTGGAGAGAGCCGCTAACAAGGCATGAGTTACACCTTCTCACATTCATGAGGGATTACGGCCTGATTGATAGAGATACTTTGTGCGGGGCTATGGACGAGGATGAATGGGAAATGCACCTACAACTGCAAACCCTGATTGATAGAGATTATGTGAAAGTCATCAGCGTGAAGGGTTACGCTTATTACAAGGCAAGGAATAAAGATGAGCTATAAGAAAATATTTGAAGAATGTGAGAATATTATTAATGACCGGGAACAATCTTACGGTGACGCTAAGCCATTGTTTGAGGCGCTTGGTAATAGGTTCAGTAACGTGCTAGCTGGCAAGCTTAAGCCGGGCGCTACAGTGAGCGCTTACGATGTGGCTAGGCTGATGGCTGAACTTAAGGCGGCTAGGCTTGATAAGAACGGTCATCATGAGGACAGCATGCTAGACCAAATTAATTACTTAGTGATAGCTCATAAGCTAGCTAAAAATGCTACGTGATATTTTGGTGGTCAGCGTAACTTATAGTAAAATTAAAGATGCAAATGGTCCTCACTGTTTGCTCTGTAAGGTTTGTAGTCTACCTTACACACTGCTCGATTTTACGGCTCCTCCCTGTCGTAATATCAAACTTAGGGCGCTGGTATTCAGCGCCCTCTTTTTATCCAATCTAGGGTTTTACATAGTGACAGCCTCGCGTGCGCGCACGCGAGAGACAAACCAAATAGTTAACATAATCTAGATTATACGAAATTGAGAGGCTGATTATGCCAATAAAAACAATGACTTACAAATGCGGCTAAAAATGATGGTCAAAATGTGCGGAAAACGACATCAAAAACCCCCCCCAGACCCCCGGCATAGGGGCAGTACTTGTGCTAGTTTTCACACACACCCCCCATCAAAATTTGGCTCTAAGCCCCCCCATAGTTTAATTTATATTTAACAAGGAGTTTTATAAAAAATGGCTGGTAGACCCATGAAAAGAAAAGTCTTAGCTGAGTTAGAAAAGCGGGGCGGCAAGCAATACTTTCAGGAATACATTTTGTCTGGTGGTACAATATCCAAGTTAGCCAAAGAGTTTGATATAAGCCGGGGTTATATGCACACGTTATTGACCAAGCATGAGGTTTATTCTGATGCGTTAGATGAAGTACGTGAGCAAGCGGCTGACGCTCATGCTGAAGCTGGTTTTGATATTATGAAGAGGTTACGGGCTGACCGTAAGTTAGAGCGTGAGCAAGCTGATCCAGGCAGTAGAACGGCTGAAATTTCCCCTATAGATGTGGCAATAGCAAAAGAGGAAGTAGCGGTTCATAAGTTTATAGCTCAGTCTTGGAACCAAAACCGTTATGGGGCTAAGGCTAATCAAACTCAGGTTACACTTTCTGTTGGTGATATGCACTTAGATGCTTTGCGTAAAATTAAAGTTGTTAGTGATAGCACAAAGGCTATTGAGAATGACTAAAAATTTTATGGAAGAATTTGTTGAGGCTTACGCTAATGACCCGGTAAAGTTTGTTAGGGAAATGCTTGGGGCTGATCCATTTGATTATCAAATTGAGTTTTTAGAGGCGGTTGCTAACAACACTAGGAAAATGAGTGTAAAAGCTGGGCACGGGGTAGGTAAATCAACTACTGCAAGTTGGGCCATGTTGTGGTTTTTATTGTTAAAGTACCCGTGTAAAATTGTTGTTACGGCCCCTACTTCAAGCCAGCTTTTTGATGCTATGTATGCTGAATTGCGTAGATGGATAAACGAACTGCCTCAAGAGTTACAACAGCTTTTAAATGTTAAGGGTGACCGTGTTGAGTTAGTAGCGGCCCCGGCTGAGGCTTTTATAAGTTGTAGGACTGCCCGGCCAGAAACGCCAGAAGCGTTAGCGGGTGTGCATAGTGAGAATGTGCTTTTAGTCGTGGACGAGAGTTCTGGAATTGCAGAAAAAATATTTGAAAGCGCTGCTGGTAGTATGAGTGGGCACAATGCAACTACGTTGATGTTAAGCAACCCTACCCGGTCAAGCGGTACGTTTTTTGATAGTCACAACCGTTTATCTCATGCTTGGTGGACCCGTACTTGGAGTTGTATAGAAAGCCCTTTAGTTTCTGATGAATTTGTAGATGAAATGAAAGAAAGATTTGGGGAACTGAGTAACGCCTATAGGGTAAGGGTCATGGGTGAATTCCCTATGAGTGACGATGACACAATCATTCCTATTCATTTGGTAGAAGCGGCTCAGCATAGGGATATTGAGGATACTGACGGGGTTCAGGAAGTGTGGTCATTGGATGTGGCTCGCTATGGTACTGATGCAACTGCTTTGTGTAAGCGGCGTGGTTCAGTGGTGACTGAGATTAAGAGTTGGCGTGGTTTAGATTTGATGCAGACTACGGGCCGGGTTATGGCTGAATATAATGGTTTGCCCCCTTCTCAGCGCCCTCGGGAAATTCTTGTGGATTCGATTGGGCTTGGAAGCGGTGTCGTGGATCGTGGTTTAGAGTTGGGTTTGCCTGTTAGGGGCATTAATGTTTCAGAAAGCCCAAGCATGGGTGATACCTATTTAAATTTACGTTCTGAATTATGGTTTAAGACAAAAGCTTGGTTAGAGGGCCGTGGTTGTAAAATACCTAAAGATGAACGGCTTTTATCTGAGCTTACAAGCATACGTTATAGTTTTACCAGTTCAGGCAAGATGAAAGCTGAGGGTAAAGATGAGCTTAGGAAAAGGGGGCTTGGAAGCCCTGATTTAGCAGATGCGCTTTGCCTTTCCATGGCCTCTGATGCTGCAACGGCTCAGAGTGGTAGCTTTAAAATGTGGCGTGGTGAGTTGCGTAGGAACTTAGCTGGAATTGCATGAAATTTAGGTGATTTTTACCTGGTCGTGTTAATTTGATGGCAAGATTTATTTTGTTATTAAAGGAGCTATTTTATGTATGGATCTACAAAAAAAGGCGGCAAGAAAAAAGGCACTAAGAAAAAGTAATGCCTACTAAAGCCGTTAAGAAAAAAGCCCTTACTGCCAGACAGAAAGCGGCAATGAAAAATCACGCTCAACATCATACTTCTAAACATATGCGTGAAATGACGCGGCTTATGCTTTCTGGATCTACGTTTAAAAATGCTCACTCAAAAGCTATGAAAAAGGTAGGACGCTAATGGCTAAACGACCCGGACTTTATAAAAATATCCAAAAAAAACGTGCACGAATTAAAGCTGGTAGCGGAGAGAAAATGCGTAGCGCTAAAGATCCAAAAGCTCCTAGCGCAAAAGATTTTAAAAATGCGGCTAAGACTGCCAAAAAACGGCCAGCAAAGAAAAAAAAGAAGTAATGCCGACTAAACGCAAAAAAGTCCCGGCCAGCGTTAAGTATGCAAACGGGACAACTTATAAGGATAGTAAAGGGCGCACGCATAAGCGCACTTCAGCAAAAGGAACAAAACGGGGTGATAACTACTGTGCGAGATCAAGCGGCCAAAAACAAACAGCTAAGGTTAAAGTTCGGCGTAAGGCTTGGGGTTGTCGTGGTAAAAAATCGGTTAGAGGATAAATGGCGTTAACGAATTATACAGAGCTACAGTCTAGCGTTGCTGATTTTTTAAATCGTGATGATTTAACAAGTATTATTCCTGATTTTATTTCTTTAGCTGAAACTAAAGTTAACCGTGAGGTTCGCCATTGGCGTATGGAAAGGCGCTCAACAGCAATCTTAGATACTCAATTTACTTCTTTACCTGATGATTTCATTGAACCTATTAGATTAACTCTTAATACGGCCAACACTAAACCGCTTGAGGTTGTTGGAAATTTTGAAATTTCAACTTTGAGATCAGAAATAGCTAATGCGGCTGGAGAGCCAAAATATTATACTATTATTGATGGGGCTATAGAGGTTTTGCCCCGCCCAGATAAAGCTTACACATTAGAGCTTCTTTATTACTCACGAATACCTCAATTAAACTCACAAACCACAACTAACTGGTTGCTACAATATCACTCGGATATTTTGCTTTATGGGAGCTTAATGCACAGTGCTCCTTATTTAGCTGATGATAATAGAATAGGTGTTTGGGGCGCTTATTATGCGTCAGCCGTAGCAACTCTTAATGACCAAAGTGAAAATGCTAGATCAGGTGGGTCTGGCCGTAGAATGAAAATAAGGAGTTACTAAAATGGCAACAATAGCAGACAGAATTTTGGATAATGGATTGACCGTCCTTGATACTGAGGCGACAAGGGTCGATATACTATCACAAGAAAGCACGACATACGCAGAAGCCACTTCTACGCATACTCTTGGCAACTCCACATCTGTTACAATTAGCGCACCAGCGGATCGAACAGGCGGTGGTCGAAAGGTCACTATGTCGGCCATATCAGATGGAACGGTTACGGGAACAGGGACCGCAACTCACTATTCTTTGACAGATACAAATAACAGTAGATTATTGGTAACTGGCTCTTTGACAGCAAGCCAATCTGTTACATCTGGCAACACATTCTCGTTAGAGGCATTAGACGTAGGTATTCCAGACCCAAGCTAGGAGTAACTGATGGCTAATGTTTTAGCAAATCGAGTAAAAGTATCGACAGCAACAACTGGTACAACCTCACCCATTGTTTTGGGTAGTGCTATAACTGGTTTCCAAACATTTGCTGATGGCGGTATTAGCAATGGTGATATTGTCAGATACACAATTATAGATGGCGATGCTTTTGAAATTGGCACTGGTACATACACTAGTAGCGGCACAACTTTATCTCGCACACTTACTGAAAGCTCAACTGGCTCACTTCTAAATTTATCTGGCTCTGATGTTGAAGTATTTATTACCGCTGCGGCTGAAGATTTAGTTTTAAAGGAGGCAAATGGTGACGTAAAATTTGCTGACAATGACAAAGCTATCTTTGGCGATAATGATCTACAGATTTATCACGATGGTACACATTCAAGAATTGTAGAGAGTGACGCAACAGGTCAACTGAAAATTCAAGGTAACAATATGCAGCTGCTTACAAGCGATGGTGCATCAACATACCTTGAAGGTAATGCTTCTACTGGAGCGGTCACATTATATCACGCATCAAACGCCCCTCGTATTGCAACTACCGCAACTGGTGTAAATGTTACTGGTGCTTTAAAAGTTGCAGGAAGTTCTGTTGTCACTGCAAGTACTGATGCAGATGATCTTGTTATAGAAAAGACAGGCGATACTGGTTTATCTATCCTATCTACTACAACAGGACGTATTTACTTTGGTGATGCTGCGAATGATGATGCAGGGTCAATTAGATATGTTCATAGCGACAACAGTATGCGGTTTGAAACTGATGATGTAGAACGTATGCGTATTAGCAGTAGTACAATACAATTTAAGGGTGATGTTGAAACTGTAGCAGCAAATATGGTAATCCGTTTTAGAGATGCAAGTACAACCTTTAAAGCTGGTATACAAGCGGTTAGCTCTTCTGGACAAATGGTAGGTGGTAGTGCTGCAGGGGATTTTGCATTGCGAAGCCAATCAAACATGTTATTTTCTACTGGCGGCAACACAGAGCGTATGCGTATCGATAGTAGCGGTAACTTGCTTGTGGGTAAGACTTCAACAGGGTTATCTAATCAAGGTGCTGAGTTAAGTTCAACAGGTCAAGTAAAAGGCACTGCGGCTAATCAAGTTGTGGGTTTTTTTAATCGTACATCTTCAGAAGGTAGCATTCTTGAGCTCCGCAATAACAACACAACTATAGGTAGTATTGGGGTAGGAGGATCAAACGATTTACTTTTGCACAGTACTGCTGCAAATCACATAGGGATACGTCTTGGCGAAGGATATTATATACCTACAAACAACAGCGGAGCCGCTTCAGACGGTACAGTAGATATAGGTTTACCGTCAATCCGTTATAAAGACCTCTACCTTTCTGGTGGTATCTATGCAGGTTCAGGTACAGGTACTGATGGACAAGTTTTAACATCAGATGGTGCAGGTAATAGTAGGTGGGAAGACGCAGGAGGTGGTGCGCCGGGTGCAGCCTATCTTGATATAGCAACAGGCAACTACGGAACTGTTAAGGTAGACGATGATCGTGGTGTTACTTGGGCAGGGTACGCAATTCGTGATGATTGGGTGTTTATGTCAAATGGTGATTCTAATTGTGGTATTTACAACGATACCGACAACGAATGGATGATTTATATAGAACGCAATGGATACACAGAGTTAAGATATAACGGTGCAACTCGAATACAAACTACTAGCCCTGGATGCACAATAACAGGCACAGCAACTGCAACACAATTCACTGCCACATCAGACTTAGCTAAAAAAGAAAACTTAGAAGTTGTTGATGATGCGTTAAGTAAGGTGCAAACGCTTACTGGCTATACTTACGAGATGAAAGAGGATGGCTCTCGCAAAGCAGGGCTTATAGCGCAAGATGTAGAGAAAGTTTTGCCAGAAGCGGTAAGCGGTGAAGAAGGTGAAAAGACACTAGACTATAGCGCAACCATAGCTTTGTTAGTTAATGCTGTTAAAGAACAGCAAAATCAAATTGAAGAATTAAAAACTTTAATTAGGAATAATTAATGTCAAGATCGTTTGGCGCATATGGAATGAAGCCCCTAGATACTTTCAATTCAACTTTTGGGACTACTTACTCTTCGGTAAGTATAAATATAAATAACCCTTCTGAAGCAAATAGTAATTTTGTTTGTATATCTGGAACCCTTTCATCCACAGCCAGCAACAACACATTTCGGGCAAGGTTAAGGTCAGCTTCTAATGCATATGCGACATCAAAAAGTTACGTTCATTGTCCGTATAACAGTACGGTAACGAATGCTACAAATTCTGTTTATTTTAATCTTAGTCGGTTTTACACTGGAAATAATCAGGCATCTACAGCCGTTTCTGGGGAAAGATGCAATGTAATAATTTGGATTGTTAATAATGAAAGCACTGTCGCACCAATAGTAAACACAATGGTATATTCTTGGGTAAGTCCAGAATACCCAAATTACTTTCACACCTTACCTTGTTGGAATGTATCGCAGATTACAACATCCTCTACAAGTGATCGATTTGAGTTTATTTTTAGTAGTGGGAGTGTGATGGGGGCAAGATTAAAGTCTTGGGGATGGGGGGGGAATTAGTGGCAATCGGAACCCATGAATTTACAGAAAATGGATCAAAACCTTTTCATTTTATTCAAAGCAAAACACCGTCTAGCTCTGTAACTTTTCCTATTGCTGACACAAATCAAGCTGGAATGGTACTTGTTGAAGGGTTAGTTATGCCCTCTGCGGTATCTTATTTAAGGGTTCAGCTTAAAACTAGCACTGGAACGTTAGGTCAACAGTGTCATTACAGAACATGGGCAAAAGGGGATAGTGGTTTTTCACGAAATAGCGGAAATTCAAATTACTTTGAGATAAACGGCGATAAGGTTGATAATAATGGTGATTACATAACTTTTCAAATTTGGATTTCTTTAGATATGGTTTATTCCCATCCTTTTAAGGATTGTATGTTTCATTACAGAAGCATCAACCATACTGCCTCACTTAGTAATCAGGCGGCTTCATCAAGTAAAGGCATGGGGAAAATAGAAGTACTTGGCGAGATTACACGAGCTACAATTTTAATGGATTCTGGAAATATAAATGAACACAGAATACGTTGTTATAATTTTTTTGGAAATTAAATTATGTCTTTAAATTTTAAAGAAAACGCAATAGAAAGTTTTGGCACAAATTCGAATACAAGTAATATAACAAGTGTCAATTTGGATCTTTCCAATGCTTCTGGTGCTACAGATGGCACTTATGGTTTTATAGTCGTTACTGCTTCGTTTAATACTACTAGCGAAACGTCAACTACATTACGGGCTACATTTAAAGACACCAGTGGAGCTACGATTTCTGGTTTTTATGTTGCGTTAGACAATACAACCTCTCATGGCGGTGGAAATTATTCGGCTAGTAATCATGGTTTTAATAGAATTGATACCCCTCATGGTGCTGCTAACATATCAAGTTTTAATGGTGAGCGTCATAACTTTATGATGCACATTGCTATAAATGGTAATGGGGACGATGCAAGCGAAGCTCAGGGTTATTGTTATGCCTCTTGCACTTATTCTATTCAAAATACAAGTGGGATAATTAACGCAAATTTTGCAGACATGAGTATTTTTCAAAATGAAAATTTGAATGCAGTAGATAAAGTTGGAATATATTTGGATACAGGTGCTTTAGGTAATTTTAGTGCAAAAGTTTTTAATTTAGGAGCTATGGATGGGTAGTTATACATATTTGAAGAAAAGAGAAGATGGTGATTTCGATCACGTTGAAGTAAATCAAGCAGAAGGAACTGAAACAGTTTTTGCTAAAGTTTTAGCGGCTGATGAACAGTACCCTTGGGGTAGACCTACAGATGAAGAAACCGCAGAAGAAAATAGAAATATAAGAAACGATAAATTACAGCAAACTGATGTGTGGGCTTTGTCTGATAGAACCCCTACACAGGCGCAAAAAGATTACAGGCAAGCTTTAAGAGATTTACCAGCGCATAGTAATTGGCCCAATTTAAATCCTGAAGATTGGCCTACAAACCCAGAGCAAGGATTATAAAATGACAGAAAACACAGATAACATAGTCAACATCAACGGTGAAGAATTTAATGCTGATGATTTTGACGACAAGCAAAAATACTTAGTTGCTCAATGCAAAAGTTGCCAAGACAGAGTTGCAAAAATCAGATTTGAACTTGACAGAGAAACAGCGGCTTTAGATCATTTTACCAGCGCTCTCATTGCAACGATTGAAGCAAGTAAAAACGCAGATAAAAAGGCTTCCTAACCGATGTTAGGTTTTGCACCATTAGCCGCTGGCCCTTTAGCTGATACGGGTGATGATGGTGTTATAAACTTAACAGTTAATGATGTTACAACTGGCAATCCAACAGTTGCCGGTAGTGCAATAACACAAGTTCACACTTTATCAGGTGTATATACGCCTAATCCACCCCCTGCCCCTATTCTCACAATGTTTGAGGATGAAAGTTTTTCTGCGCCTAATGTGCTAACTGGCAGCGTTCGAGTTGGAACGGCTTCAATTACAGAGGTTAATGGTTTTAGTGTTTCAGACGTAAACTCTGGCAATCCTACTGTTGAAGCAACTAGCATTACTCAAATTCATGTCCCTGCGTCTAACAATGTAATATCTGGGTTTCCTGTTGTTGATTTAACAACAGTTACGCAGATACATGACATTGCCACTAATAATGTAACGTCAGGCGCAGTTAGCTTACCAAATATTGATCTGACTGAAGATCATAAGTTTAGCACTTCCAACATTACGCTTGGCAATCCTACTGTTCCATCAACTGGTATAAGCCAGGTACACACATTAAGCAGCCCAGAAATTTTAACTGGCGTTCCAGTGGTTGATAACACAGATGCAGATATTATTTATTTTCTTGCTGGGAACGATGTAACTGGCGGTGCGCCATCAATAGCAAATTCTGCAATCACTCAGGTTCACAATTTACTTTCTAATAATATTGTTGGCGCAGCGCCCACAATTAACACAACAATCATTCGGCAAGATCACAAACTTGCATCTTTAGAAATAGCTTCTGGATCATTTAATGTTCCGCAAGCAAGATTTCCTTTTATGGAAATTTATTTAGAAGAAAAAATTTACACTGGCCAAACGATATTAGGAGAAAACTGGACTGATATTTCAATCAACACTGAAACTTGGGACAACGCTGCCTAGCGTGTTAGAAGTTTATTAAATCAGGAGATTAATATGGCTATTACGATAACCACCGCAGTCGTGGGCGGAAATGAGGACCAATGGGGGTCCATAACTAACCTTGCTCTTACAACAATTCTGGATGCTGTAAATGGTACAACTGGAACAATAGCCCCAAACTTATCCACCTTAACAATCAATGGAACTAACGTCACCTCTACTGCCGCAGAATTGAATAAACTTGACGGTTTTTCTGGTACATTTACAGATTTAAACTACGCAAAAGATTTAAAGGCAACTGGTGTTACAACAGCAGAATTTGACAAACTTGATGGTTTAACAGCAAGCACAGCCGAATTAAATTTTGTAGATGGCGTAACAAGTTCTATTCAAACGCAGCTTAATTCCAAACAATCCACAATCACTGGCGGCGCAACAACAATAGACACAGAAAATTTAACCGCAAACAGAGCGTTAATTTCAAGCGGATCTGGAAAAGTTGCTGTTTCTGCGGTTACTGCTACTGAATTAGGTTATTTAGACGGGGTAACAAGCAGTATCCAAACCCAACTTAATTCTGCTGGGACAATGAATAATTTTAAATTAAAAGCTGGGATTACTGAACTTACAATAAATGAAAATAAAGAATTATTTTTTATTGGTGGAACAGGAATTGATGTATCTTGGACGGATACAAGTACTGGTTCTAGTTCAGATCCGTATGATATGACTTTTTCTTTAACAGGAGATCAAAGGTTAGCAGCGGCAACAGACGTTTATGTAGGAAATGCTCACGAACATATCCATTTCAACGATGCTAGCCAACACATAGAATTTATGACTGGAAACGCCGAAGAGATGAGGCTTGAAAATGATGGTGACTTGCACGTTGACGGTGATGTAGTAGCCTTTTCAACAACAGTCTCAGATCAACGTCTAAAGCATAACATTCAAAAAATAGACAATGCTTTGGATAAAGTTTTAAAGTTAAATGGTTATACATTTACTTATAATAAAAATAACAGAAAATCCGCTGGAGTTATTGCCCAAGAAGTACAGAACGTACTGCCTAGCGCCGTTACGGACGATACATTGGTTTTTGATGGTGAAGATGGCGTAACATACAAAACTGTTCAATACGACCAATTACATGGCCTCTTGATTGAGGCAATTAAAGAGCTTCAAGAGCAAGTAGAGGAATTAAAAAATGGCTCTACAAAGTAGTGGTCAGATAAGTTTAAATCAAATTCACATTGAAGCTGGTGGCGCTAGTGGCTCTCAAGTTAAGGTAAGTGATACAGACGTAAAAGCGTTAATTGATGCTAACAATAGCAACACTGCATTTTCTGATTATTACGGAGCTTCAGCGGAAATTCTGTTAACATCTGGAGGTAATGTAAACGGTCAAGCGCAAAGGGAAGAAATTCTAGCATCAACTTTTATCTCTTCTGGCGAAACGTTGCGGATACCTTCAACTATGTGGATTTGGTCGGATAATACGTCAGTAGCAGCGCTAACAATTGACATACCTTGCACAATTATAAACGAGGGCAAAATAATTGGGAAGGGTGGTTTAGGAGGTAATAGTACTAATGGCGCTGGTGCTGACGGTGGACCTGCTATAAAAATAAATTCTGGTGTATCTAATGTTACCATCACTAATAACTCTGGTGCTTATATAGCTGGTGGTGGAGGCGGTGGCTCTGCTTATGGTAAAGCAGGTGGAGGTGGTGGCGCTGGTGGCGGTGAAGGTGGACTTTCACATAATAAAACCGTAAGGGCGGCTGGTGGTGCATTAAATGCTGTGGGGGCTGATGGTCAAGCAAGTTCAGCAGCAAGTCATGGCGGCGAAGCAGGTGGCGGCGGCGGTTATCGTGATGAAAGTAGCGGTGGCTCAGAATACACAACAAGCGCAGGGGCAGGTGGACGTATTTTGCCGGGAACACAGACTCAAGTTCATACTGG